TAAAAAATCTAATATTTCAATATTACATTTTTCACATATGCTTTCTAATCCTTTTTCGCTGAGGTTTGCTTTCTCCTTAACGAGATAGAGCGCTGACGCAAAAGATCCGAGTTTACTTCCACCTCCTGGAATTTTTGCAACGAGCCTTTTGATGTTAGCCACAAGGCGAATGAAAGGAGTATAAGAAGACTTTTTGCTATCAGTGTCAAGTTTCACGTTCCTATTTCTCTTTCCGTTTTCATCTATGACACCTTCTTTATATGCATCCCAACTTGTCCAATCCATAACCATCATTCTTATGAATCTGAATGCATAAACGGTATCTGCTGCTCCCTTTAGTATACCCATTAAATCTTCCTTAATATGTCAACAACATTTGGATCCATAGTAATTCCTGTATATTGATCATTCTTAATATAATTTAAAAATATTAAAAATGGTTTTACTATAGGCCAATGTCTATCTTCAAGTTTAAGCTCTAATATATCAAGAGCTGCTTCAATGCCGAACATATTAAAAATAACTATGAAGTGATTTAGTAATAATCTCTCAGCCAGTTCATCTGTTTCGAGATAACGATTGAGTAATCGTTTTATGTACTTAAATCTCTTTAAGTCTTCATAAAACTCATCAATATCTGCGAACTTCGGATTCTTATAATGCTTAGCTGCATACAAGAATAAGTTCTTTTCATTTAGTTCTTTAAAAATCATTACAAAATTATATATTCAATTTTTAAAGAGCTTCTTTCAATTCTTCAATTAATGCTGCTTTATTTTTCCTTTTGTCAAGTTCAATACCATGTTCTTTACCAAGAGCTTCAAGTTCTTTCTTAGTCATTGATTCGTATTCACTAGGAAGAGTATCATCAATCATAAGTTCTGCTTTTGCTTCTTGAAAATTTGTAGGAGATTCAGTAAGCATCTCTGGTTCAGATGTTCCTCCTCCAAAATATTCTGCAATTGCTTCTTCAGATATTTTTCTAGAAACTAAGAGTTCTCCGGTTCTAGGATGTCTCCAACCTTGTGGAGTTGGTATCGCATCCTTTTGAAAATTTGGAGGTGATATAGCCATATTATTTCCTTTTATTTGTAAACTTCAGGATGCATAGTTTCATGATCCCCATCATAATGCTTCTTTAAATATTTTTGTAAGTCTCTTTTCTTACCTGTAGCATAAGTTCCCATCATTCCTCGCTTATTGTCATAGTTTTTACTTTTTTTCAAAGTAATACCATGTTTCTTTTCGTGAGAACCAGCTGTACCTGTGCCATGATCGATATCAACTGTCATATTCTTGTCCATATCTTCAACCATTGCTACTGCATCAAGTAAACCTTTTGATACTGTGTTACCTGATACGCCATAAGATTCAGTTGCTACTTTAGGTCCTTGACCTTTTTTAGTTTCGTCAGCAGGTGGATTAATTATTTTCTTATCACCTTTTTTGTTATCATTACTTCGAGCTTTCATGCTTGGTCCTGCTCTACCTGCTTTTGCAGCATCGTCATGAGACTTTTTCTCTAAGTCAGGATCAGCAGCATTTCCTTGAATGTCCGCTTTCATCTTCTTAGCACCTGCGCCTTTAAGATTATTATCCATTGGCTCAGCTTCAGCAGCACTCTTGTAATGCTTAGCTCTATCACTCTCAAATATTGACATTAATTTTTCTCTAAAAGTCATTTTACTTTCTTTCTGATCTGCTATTGCGTTAGCTGTATCTTTTTTCATAGTTACTGGGTGTGTTTTACCAGCAAAATTAAAATTCTTCTTTCCGGCCTTAGCTGCTGCGGCTGCTGCGCCATGAAAGGCTGTTCTTTCATTTGCTGGAATGTCTTCAGGTATATGATACTTGAAACTTTCTTCCATTGTGTTCTCCTTTACATCCACATGTGTGCTACATAAGCACCTACCGCTGCAACCATTGCAGCATATACTACTTTATTTATAATACTCACTGTATGAGCATTTTTGTCAACAGATTGTTGAATCTCATCTAATTTTACAGAGAGCTTATTCATTCTGTCTCTCATGTTGTCATGATCTACTTGAAGTGCTACTATCTTCTCTTCTGCTCTTGCTAAAGATATCATAGCATCTGCTAACTTATCAATCTTTTGCTCTATTCTATTAAGCCGTGTTTCATTAGTTTCATTTTGTGCCATCTACTTACCCTGACCTCTGTATTTTTTGAAACTTTTTCTTTTATGCTTATTCATAGTCGAAGTGTTTGGTCTACGTCCAATAGATGTTCCATGTTTAATTGTTTCATGAATAGAAGCTGTTTTAAATATTTTTGCCATTACTCACTCTTCCAAATAGTCCATACGCCATAAGCAATTGCTAAACCTGCTGCAATCTTAGCCAATGGAGATAAAAATAATATCATAAGACCAAGAGCAATGCAAACTACACCGTCTAAACTTGTTCTCTCTTTAGTTCTTTCTTTTATCCAATTTTTAATCATTAGTTGTCTACCTTTGCACTTCCACGCCACTGGTAACATGACCAGTATCTGGCTTTATGTTTTGGACCTGGGTTATCGCAATTATGTCTTGCACGAAATGATTTTCTTCTTGCTGGATCGTCTCTCTTGATTTCCATATTAGGATCACCAAATCTTACAACCACAACTTTACCACTTGGACCTTTAACGTATACTTTAAATTTTTTATTAGGATTTTCAGAAGTTCTTATTGGATCATTTAGCTTTACAGTTTTGCCTTGATACTCAGCTTCTGTAATTTCTAAGTTTTCATATAGATCATCACATTCACAGATATCGTCAATCCATTCTTCTCTAAATTTTTTAAATTTATCCAAACTCATGACCGGCTATCCTTTTCATTTGTTTATTAAACTCGGTTTGTCCGGGTTTTGTTTTATATAATTTTTTTGTAAGACTACTATCTTTCTTACCTTTAATTCTATACTTATAACCTTTTTCTTTATGTTCAGGATCTGTAGTCTTTACAAGTCTTCTCTTATACTGAGCTTCATAAGACTCTGGACCTTTTGGTGCATCTGTGCCTTCATCAACGGATTTATCTTTTTCGCTTTTTAAATAATCACGTACTGTATCAATATAATCAGTTGCTTTTGTAATTTTTGACTGAACCCATTCTGGCATGTTCTCATTATCGCTGAGCATATCATGAAGTTCTTGAGCAGCATCAATCATTGTTTTCAATTGATTTTTTGCCATGTCTCCTTCATAATCGTATTCACCTGGATCTTTTGCTTCATTCTGCCCAGGTGTTTGTTTCTTCATAAGCTTTACAGATTCAGGTGTACCATAATCATATTTGTATTCAGTAACTTCTCTACCTTGTGCTTTTTGTCTAAAAGCTTTTTTCTTCTTAGCATCTGTGGTTCTTTCAACATCCTGTATTAAAGATGGTTGCTTTACGATCTTTCTTAATTTTTGTAATAAAGCTCCTGGCGTTTTATCATCCATGTACATATCAGGTAAACCAGCAATTGAAACTTTGTAACTACCTTCTTTAACGTTTAAAGCTTTCTTAGCTAATGACATTTTAGCTTGATCACTTTTCTTGAGAGCAACTATTCCTTTTGCTTTTTTATCTAGTTCCTTTGCTCCTTTGCCAGTATCTCTCATCCAATCGGGTCTTGCTTTTTTACTAGGACCAACTAAAGCTCTTTGAACTTTTGCTTTAGTTTTTAATCTCATAGATAACTCACTAAATGATCTATTCTTTTGACCAAATAGTTTTAATGAGCTACCTGCAAGCTTGGATTCTTGTGGTCCGCGTTTAGCATCAAGATAAGCAGCAATAGCCATATCTCTTTTTTTATCATCGCTCTTACCTTTAAATTGAGGAGCCTTAGACTTCTTAAAGTCTTTAATGTAAGAACCGATTCCGTCTTTTGGATCTAGTGGCATTAGTGTGTTCTCTTTATTGTTAAATTTTTACTAGGATGTTTTCTACTAATTGTTTCAAAATCTACATGACTATCATGTGCATCTTTGGACGCAGTATGTGCGGCTTTAGCTGCAGTCTTATATTGTGAAGAATTGATACCATGTTTTTTAGCAGCATCATGTGCTTTTTGATGATGATTAGCTGCATCATTATGAGCGTCTTCTGCATTTGAATGATCATTATCATGCTCATCATCACTATCATGATTCAGTCTTTCAGTGTCATGACTATGGGCATATTGCTTATGATGTGCAATTGCTTTTTTATGATACTCTATATCTTCATTAATATCAATACTTTCTTTCATAAACTTTTGAATTGAATATTTCGGTGTAGTATTTGGATTTGCTAATTTCATAAGTAAAGCAGTTACATAA